GGATAAGTTAATGATTAGATTAAGAATCTCTTCATTAGATATTCTAACAGTAGAGATAGATATCTCTAGAGACTTTTATTTATTAACAGTAATGAACTTTACATTTAAAAACAGATAATTATGAAAGATGACAAAAATCAGATCATTAGATCTATGAAAAGTTATGGTGTTGGTGGTGCTGCTGACACTTCATGTATGGAAGAATACACTGATGCTTCCGGAAAGAAAAGAAAAAGAAGAAAAAGTGGATGTGGAAAAGTAACTAAATTTAGAACATCATCTGGAAGTAGTGGTAATGGTGGTGGTGCATTAAGTGCATTATTAGGTATTGGTGCAGGTGTTGGTGCAGGACTTGGTCTTAAAAAAATGTTAAAAAAAGAAAAAGTAGGTGGACCAGTTAAAAAGAAAATGCAGTTAGGTGGATCTATGGGAAGAAATCCAAATACAGGAGCTAAGTGTATAAAAAACCCAAAGCGTCCTCTTGCTGATGGTATAGGTGGAAATAAATTAGGTTCAAACATTAAAGACATGTTTACACAAAAGAATAGACCTAGTTCTAGATCAAAAAAGCTTAGATCTTAATTAAGCTTCTCTACATATAGAAATCCAGGTAACTTAAATTATCTGGATTTTTTTATTTAAATATATTTGATTTAAACTTATTATGTATATATTTGTTTAAACTTAAAAAATATAGTAATGGAAAACCAACAAGAAAACCAAGACATGGAGAACTTATCTCCAGAAGAATTAGCTGCTAGAAAAGAACAAATGCTACAGTTTTATACTGAGTCACTTAGATATCTAGAAGCTCAATTAAAGTATGAAGTAGTTCTTACTGATATTGATGAGTGCAGATTTAAAAGAGCACAGATACAAGTTCAGTATGCAATGATGATGGAAAGTACTCAGAATCCAAATCCAAATGGTGGTGTATTAGATGAAGATGATGAATCTGAAATGCCACAAGAAGGAAGAGTTAATCCAGAAACAGTAAGTAGAAAGCTTAAAAAACAGTAATTATGGCTCTGGTAAACCAAGTACAGAAGCGTGTTAAAATGCCTAAATGGGATGTTGTAAAGTTTCAGATTCTTACACACTGCTATATTAATCATATAACAATGAGTGAATCAGATTTAAACTGTCTTACTTTACTTAGTTTTAATGAACCACTTGAGCTTACACATTTTTGTTATGATGCTTCTGCAGATGAGGAATGGATATTTAAGTCTCCACAAACTGTAAGAAATTGTATTAATAAAGCTGAGAAAAATGGATTAGTAATAAAAGATACTGATAATAAAAAACTTATTAAACTAAATCCAATACTGAAAATACAGACTAAAGGCACAGTACTTCTTGATTATAAATTTTTAGGCAATGATACCCAAGAAAGCAAATAAATTATATATCAGTGTTGCTGAAGAATTAAACCTAAATGAATCTCTTATAGAAACTTTTATAGACTATTACTATAAACAAGTAAGAGAACATTTAACAACTTTAAAATACCAAAGAATAAACATCACAGGGTTGGGACATTTTGTAGTTAAAAAAGGATTAGTAAAAATACATATACCAAGAATTACTAAATCTTTAGAGAATCATGATACCTCAACCTTTGGTGCATTCTTTAATAAGAAAGGTATGGAGTTAAAGCTTGAACAACTTATACAGTTAGAAGAACAGATTAATAATGAAGCAAATAGAAAAGTAAACTTTTTAAAGACTAAACATGAAGAATATACTAAAGATAATATGGGATAATAAAACTCAGATAATGGAGGGTATTAAGAATGCAGTACTTAGAGATGAATTTGTTGAAGATGTTGCAAGATTAAGACATGATGTATGTGATAGTTGTCCTAGTAAAGGAAAGAAATGTGCAGTTAAAGGAACAGGTCCATGTTGTAATGAATGTGGTTGTTCATTAGCATTTAAAACTAGATCACTTTCATCTGAATGTCCTTTAGGTAAATGGTCAGCATTAGTAACAGATGAAGAAGAAGATAAATTAGATGAATTATGAGTATAGTATTTCAAGCATCAGATCATACTTATAAAAGTATAGATAGTTCAGAAGGTATAAATTGGGTGAGTGTAACCACTTTAGTTTCTAACTTTAAAAAATCTTTTGACTCAAAATCAGTTGCAGAAAAAGTCTCAAAAAATAAAAAATCTAAATGGTATGGTATAGAACCAAAAGCTGTGCAAGCTATATGGAATGCAGAGTCTGATAGAGCAATGACTCTTGGTACATTCTATCATAACCAAAGAGAAGCTGACTTATGTTCTTTAGCTTCAATAGAAAGAGAAGGTATAACAGTTCCTATATTTGTTCCTAGTGGTGAGAACAATGGAATAAGATTTGCACCATCACAAAAATTAGATCCGGGAGTATATCCAGAACATATGGTATATCTTAAATCTGCAGGTTTATGTGGTCAATCAGATTTAGTTGAAGTAATCAATGGTAAAATAAATATCATAGATTATAAGACTAATAAAGAAATTAAAACTGAGTCATATAAAAACTGGGAAGGTATATCAGATAAAATGAGTGCACCCATATCTTCATTAGATGATTGTAACTTTAATCACTATGCATTACAGTTAAGTATTTACATGTATATTATACTTAAACACAACCCAAAGTTAAAACCTGGGTATATGCATATACATCATATTCTATTTGAAGAAGAAGGTAAAGATGAATATGGTTATCCTATTACTAGTTATAATAGTAATGGTGACCCAATAGTAAAAGAAGTAGTAGTATTAAAAGTGCCCTATCTATATGATGAGGTTATTGCAATTATTAACTATATTAAAGATAACCCAATTAAAAAGAAATAATATGTTAGTAAGACTATTTGATGTACAAAATGGTATTGTAGTACCTACAGAGCACTGTTATACACTGAAGGCTTTAAAAGATGTTATGGATAATTATCCAGAAGATTATTTAAAGATATACTTGTACCTTTTTTATATGACATGTCCTAACCCAGATATGAATCCATTTTTCTATACACCTGATATGGATAAAGAATATTTAATCATGAAGGAAATAGATGGAGACTTTTCATTAGAGGATGATGATATACATGTTGCTTTGCAATTTTGTCAAAGAATGTATGAGACACCAACATCAAGAGCTTATAAAGGTATTTCATCTATGTTAGATAGATTAGGAAGATATATGGAAAACACTGCCATTACAGATGGTAGAGATGGTAACATTAATTCTATAGTTGCTGCAGCTAAAAACTTTGACCAGATTAGAGCATCATTTAAAGGAGTATATAAAGATCTACAAGAAGAACAGCAAAGTAAAGTTAGAGGCGGTCAAGGTCTTGCATATGACAGTTAATTATGGATGATATTTATAAAGATATTCCTACATGGGATAATGGTACATGGACAACAACATCTTTTGAGTCAAGAGATGAATGGAGAGACTTTCTATTTTCCCTATTTAGAGAACCTGGTAAATATGAATTCAATGAAGTAACTAATGATATATTTATTGCTGAGTCTAGAAAGTTTAGAGAAACTAAAGTATATTGTGCTGCACCATTTAAATCTAAAGACTTTGTTAATTACTGGGATGACCAGAAGAATAAATGCAGACTAGGAGTATTAGTTAAGTCAGATAATAAAATATGGTATCTTACCAGAGACTATTATATGTGGTTGAACTTCTTACCAATCTTTGATAAGGAACAACAAAAGTTTGACTTTGCTCAGATAAGAGATGCACAATATCATATGGCATTATATGAAGTACTTGCAGAGTTATTTTATTTACATGCCGCTATACTAAAGAAAAGACAGATTGCATCTAGTTATTTTCATGCAGGTAAATTAATTAATCAGTTATGGTTTGAGGCCGGAGTCACACTTAAAATGGGAGCCAGTCTTAAAGATTACATTAATGAGAAAGGCACATGGAAATTTCTTAATGAATATGCTGCATTCTTAAATGAACATACCGCATGGTATAGACCTATGTCTCCAGATAAAGTAATGATGTGGCAACAAAAAATTGAAGTAAGAAAAGGAGATAGAAAAGCTGAAGTAGGATTAAAAGGAACATTACAAGGAATGTCTTTTGATAAAGATCCAACAAATGGAGTAGGGGGTCCAGTTAAATACTTCTTTCATGAGGAAGCAGGTATTGCTCCTAAGATGAATACAACATTTGGATACATTAAACCTGCCCTTAAATCAGGTATGATTACTACAGGATTATTTATAGCAGCAGGATCTGTGGGTGATTTAGATCAGTGTGAACCATTAAAGAAAATGATTCTAGATCCAGAAGCAAATGATATATACTCTGTAGAAACAGATTTACTAGATGAACAAGGTACTTTAGGTAAGTCAGGTTTATTTATTCCTGAACAGTGGTCAATGCCACCTTACATAGATGATTATGGTAATTCACTTGTAGAAGATGCATTACAAGCATTAGATGACTATTTTGAAAAAATAAAAAAATCTATGGATCCTGAGGATTATCAGTTAGAGATATCTCAGCATCCTAGAAATATTGCAGAAGCATTTAAGCATAGAAAAATATCTAAGTTTCCATCACATCTTGTTACTGCACAGATAAGAAGAATAGAAGATAAAGAATACTCATATGAGTACTTAGATATATTTAGAGATGAAACAGGAAAAGTAAAAGTTAAGGATAGTAATAAGTTACCAATATCTGAATTCCCAATAAGTAAAAAGACTGAAGATAAAACTGGTTGTTTAGTTGTATGGGAAAGACCAATTAAAGACCCAACCTTTGGACAGTATTATGCATCCATTGACCCTGTAGCGGAAGGAAAAACTACTACTAGTGATTCATTATGTTCTATCTATGTAATGAAAGCTCCAGTAGAAGTAACTAAACATACATTAGGAGATTCAGAAACATATATAGAACAAGATAAAATAGTAGCTGCATGGTGTGGTAGATTTGATGACCTTAATAAAACTCACCAGAGACTAGAGTTAATTATAGAATGGTATAATGCATGGACAGTAATAGAGAATAACATCTCATTGTTTATCCAGTATATGATATCTAAAAAGAAACAAAGATATCTGGTACCTAAGAGTCAGATTATGTTCTTAAAAGATTTAGGTGCAAATGCTAACGTCTTCCAGGAGTATGGTTGGAGAAACACCGGAGTATTATTTAAACACCATCTTCTTAGTTATGTCATAGAGTATACTAAAGAAGAACTAGATACTGAAACAAAATCTGATGGTACTATAGTAAAGACTACATATGGTGTAGAAAGAATACCAGATATCATGTTACTAAAAGAAATGCATGCATATACAGATGGACTTAACGTGGATAGACTTGTTGCATTTTCTGCAATGGTTGCATTTATGAGAATACAACAAGCAAACAGAGGTTATGCTAAAAGAGTAATAATGGATGATGCAAGCAAAAACTTGCAAAAGTCAGAAAATTTGTTTAAATTAAATAGTAGTCCGTTTAGGCATATGGGTAAAGCTCATTATAAAAATGGACAAGGGGTTAAAAGATCTCCTTTTAAAAATTATAAATAAAAATTATGCAAGTATATAATGCAATGCAGCTCAAAAAAGGAGCAAAAGTACAACATAATAGGATGGGTAGTATTACTCAACCTTTGCAGTTTTTATCTAGTAAAGACAAAGATGAAGAATGGGCGGCATGGAATTTAGACTGGCTAGAGTGGAATGGTTTAAAACAAATCCGCAGGAATGCAAGAAAGTTAATGAAGAATTATAAACTTGCAAAAGGTGTTATAGATAAATCTGATTATATAGTTGAAGATGATAATGACTACAGAGATATAGTTGAGACATTAACAAAAGAAGATGTGTCAGCTTTAGAATTAAAGTTTTACCCTATTATACCAAATGTTGTTAATGTATTGGTTGCTGAGTTTGCTAAAAGATCTACTAAATTAACTTACCGTGCTGTTGATGAGTATTCATACAATGACATGATGGAGCAAAAAAGAACAGCTGTTGAAGAAGTTTTATTAGCTGATGCTCAAGTAAAACTTGCCGCTGCTTTAATGGAGCAAGGATTAGATCCGGAATCAGAAGAAGCACAACAACAATTATCACCAGAAAATCTTAAAACATTACCAGAGATAGAACAATTCTTTAAAAAGGATTATAGATCTATGGCAGAGCAATGGGCTTCTCATCAACATAAAGTAGATGTAGAAAGATTTAAAATGGATGAACTAGAAGAAAGAGGCTTTAGAGATATGCTAATTACTGATAGAGAGTTCTGGCATTTTAAAATGATGGAGGATGATTATGAAGTAGAACTATGGAATCCACCAATTACATTCTATCATAAATCTCCAGATGCAAGATATATATCTCAAGGTAACTGGGTAGGTAAAACAGATATGATGACTGTGTCAGATGTAATTGATAGATATGGTTATATCTTAACACAAGATCAGTTAGAAGCTTTAGAAAATGTATACCCAATTAGATCAGCTGGATATAACATTGGTGGTCAACAAAATGATGGTTCATTTTATGATGCAACTAAATCTCATGAGTGGAATGTTAACATGCCTTCATTAGCTTATAGACAATATACCTCATTAGCTGCAGGAACTGTAACAAATGGTGGTGATATTATTGCAAGTATAATGTCAGAAGGAGAAGATTACTATGACTTTGGAACTGCATACTTATTAAGAGTAACTACAGGTTATTGGAAATCACAAAGAAAGGTAGGTCACTTAACTAAGATATCTGAAAATGGTGAAATAATAAATGAGATCATCACAGAAGATTATAAAGTAGAAGATAAACCTATCTATGATACAAGACTATTTAAAAACAAAAACAAGGATAACTTAATTTTTGGTGAACATATAGATTGGATCTGGATTAATGAAGTATGGGGTGGTGTAAAGATTGGACCAAATATTCCTTCATTCTGGGGTATGAACAACCCAGGTGGATTCTCTCCTATATATATTGGAGTAGATAAGAACCATATTGCACCATTAAGATTTCAATTTAAGGGTGACCAAAGTTTATATGGATGTAAACTTCCTGTAGAAGGAGCAGTCTTTTCTGATAGAAATACTAAGTCTACAGCTCTTATAGATTTAATGAAACCATTTCAAATTGGATATAACATAGTAAACAACCAGATTGCTGACATATTAGTAGATGAGTTGGGTACTATCATCATGTTGGATCAGAACACTCTTCCTAGACACTCTTTAGGAGAAGACTGGGGGAAAGGTAATTTAGCTAAAGCATATGTTGCAATGAAGAATTTCCAAATGCTTCCTCTTGATACATCTATTACTAATACAGAGAATGCTCTTAACTTCCAACATTTCCAAAAACTAGATCTATCTCAGACAGAAAGA